GCACGTTCTCTTGCTGCGCCTTAGCCCTGTCCTGCTGGAGCTTCTGCCAGAACTGAGCCTGCGACTGCTGCGCCTTCTGCTGGCTAATCTGTTGGTTGACCTGAGCCTCTTGCTGCTTGCCAACGAGCTTCATCCGTTGCTCCTGCCCCTTCATCCCAAGCTCTTGTTGCTTAGCTTGCATGTCCATCTGGTGAGCTTGCCCCTTAAACTGCATTTCCATCTGGGCGGTCTGCGCCTTCATCTGCCCTTCCTGCTGCATACGCTGCATTTCCATCTGCATCTTCTGCTGCTCAGGATCGAGCTTCGGCGGTTGAGGTTGCGAGAGCTTCTGCTGTATCTGATTGAAGGTCCGATCGAGTTCACCCTCGAACTTCTTGCCCACCTTAAAGCCAGCAAGGGAGAACTGCAGAAGCTGCATCAGGAATGGGCCGAGTAGCGGGTCCTCCTTGATGGTCTGCATCGTCTCTTTCAGGTAGTTCGTGATCGTCTGCATGTAATCCAGACGATCTTGCTTCTCAGCCTGGAAGTCAATATCGGAGAGGGTGTCAGACTCGACTTTGCAACGAAGAACAAACTCCGGGTTCTTGATAAGCTCAAGAGCCTGCTGCACAAGCTGTTGGTCCTCGGCCATAAATTGCAGCTGAGCCAGCTTTGCAATTTCTTGCACATCCATGTGCTTCCGCATCAGCTGCACTTGAATATCGAAGGCGGCGCTACAATACTCCACGACAGCTTTCTGACGCTCCTGAATTCGCATGGAGGCGTACTGGGCCTTGATCTTCTGCGCCCCGAGCGTTTCACTGGCCTTGCTGGCTCCCCGAATAATGTCAGCCATACCGGTGACTTCGTAAATCTGCTGCTTAATATCCTCCCGGTTCTTCAGTAGGTGCTCAAGAGTAGCAACGATCTGTTCGAGCGGGATGAAGTCCATCACACCCTTGAGACCACCCTTCTCTGCGAACGCCGCCCACTGATCGACGGGGACGAGGACATTCTCCGTGGCGTTGGAGAGGACCGCAGTAACCGCTCCTGCAGATTTGTCGTACACTCCAGCCACTCGGCAGGCCCGAACGAGCAGAGCTATCCGCGTGTTGACCTCATTCAGCTCACGATACTGGTCCTTCGCATAGTCGTAGTCAGGAATGGGGAGAAGCTGCCCATTGCTGATAGTGGCAAATAACGGCTTCGGGCAGGGGAAGAAGTCATCCAGCTCAAGAAAGTCATCTTTCTCGTCCAGAATGTCATCAAAACCCTTGGAGAACCAGATAACCTTCTCTGACTCCTTGTCCCAAATCTCGTAAATGCAGGCTTGCTGAAAAACGGGGTTCTTTGTCTCAACCGAGGACTCGCTTTTCTTGGGGGCGTAGTCCAGAGCCACTTCTTTGGCCTTCTTCTTGCCAAATCGCTCTGTTAGCTGGTCCCGCGTAAGGTAAGTCTTGCGACCCATCCAGCGAACCTCTTCCCAACACCGAGCGGGAGACCACAGGAGGTCCTCCCAATACACATACTCGTCCCTGAGTTCCTCACCAACTACCTCATCGTACTCCAGAGCCTCGGCTTCAGGGTTGACAGCGAGTTCTTCCTCGGTGGGGTCCTCCTTGCGAGTCTCAATGTCAGCGTGGTAGGTGTGCCACGACGAACCCGCCCCAGGAACCAACATATCCTGCACAATCTGCTTCAGGATATTCTGAATCTTGAAGTTACGATTGTTGTGGGAGGAAATTGCCCTCTCCAGAATCTCGCACGCCACGCGACCCACGTCGTCCTGCGGGTCCTTGAATTCACGATTCACCGTAGGCTGCGGCGCCTGATTCATCAGGGAGGTCTGGAGGATGTTGACGTTTGCAGCGAAAAGGTTGAATTTCCGCTCAAAGTTGACATCTACGCCAGAAACCTCATGCTTCTCAGCACGGAACTGCTTGACAATACGTCGTCCGTTGCGTTTCCACTTATCAAGCTCCTTCTCAGCAGCTTGAATCTCCGCTTGCCACCGAGCATGAGGAGAGAGGTCCGAAAGGGAGTCAATTTTCGTGAAGTTTTCACCGGTAGCCATTTATTGCTCCCTGTACAAGCCTGGGTTAGTTCTTGCATGAGTGAAGAGGTCGTCCAGCGTGAAGGCATAGTTGGAGCCTCTATCACCAGGTTCTTGCCCTGGGAGGATGATACGACTCCTCTCAGGCTGCAAATTCGTGAAAATCACTCCAAGGTAGCGTATGCAGTCAGCAACGTGGCTGGACCAGTCGTGGACGGGCCGCTCCCGGTAGCAACTTTGCTTGTCGTCCCACTCCCTACGGTATGACTTCATGGCCTCAATACCGCCAGAGCAGAGGGGCTTGTTCCACCAAGTGTATGGGAGGAGCTTGCGCGTAGCGGCGATACCGTCCCTGAGTTTGTGGTCGGGGACGATGCGGGGGCGGTAGCCTCTCCTGATGGTCTGCTCAACGATACTGCGCCCGGTCTGAAGATTCTTGGCCTTCGCGTCATGGGGAAGATAGATGTCACGGACGTTACGGCTGTCCATTTCATCAAGATAGTGGTCCCACTCCATCTCATTGTTGCTGTAAATCTCATGAATACGGATGCCGTGGGGCGACTGCTGAAAGAAAGCGAGAACTGTGTCGTCTGCGTACCCGAGGTCAGTAATGACGTCAAGGGGAAGTGCCGGGTCTAGCTCAATTTCTCGGACTCTGCCCTCGTTCTGAGCAGCTTCCATCTCCCTGCCGTAGATCGCTCCTCTGAGAGCAGCCTCGAAGCTGCACTCGAACTCCTGCAAGTAGTCCGAGTCGTCCATTTGCGAGCGAATGAGCGCCATTTCATCCGCAGGAATGATCCCTGTCTCACTGGCCTTGGCCAGCATTGAGAACCAGGTGGGGTCGTTGCTCGCTCTGTTGTAAGCATCGTAGAAGTGATTCTTGCCCTTCGGCGTACCCATCAGTACCATCCAACCTTGGCGGTCGGAGAGGCAGGGTAGGATCACCTGGCTGACGGCAGAGGGGCGAATCTGCGCGTACTCGTCAAGAGCAGCCCCGTCGAGGTACATGCCCCGGAGGTTGTCTGCCTTCTCTGCGCCGAGCAGAAATATCTTGGCATCGTTCTTGAGCGTAACCCGCAGTTCTGACTCATGGACCTGGGCTACGAGCGGAGCAGCAAACTGCTTGAGGTACTCCCACGCGATACGCTTGGCCTGCTGGTAGTTTGGGGCGATGTAGGCCAGTTGAGGCTTAGGCAGCCGGCACTCTAGCGCCCCGATCAGTAGGTCATTGATGACCGCCACCGTCTTACCCATACGACGATGACATACGAGCGTGGCGAACCGTGCCTTCCTATTGTGGAACGGGAGGAACGCTGGCCGAGGCTCGTATTGGAGTGTCAGACTCACATCCACTCTCTACGGAGCCTGCGGCCCGACTTCTCCTCCAGCCCCTTCTCCAGCAGACGATCCCGCTTGGGATCCCCTGAATTCAGCAGGGGCTCTGAGTCAGGGGAAGGGATGAAGTCCAGGCCAGGTGTTTGCTGCCGGGAGCGGAGGGCGTTAATGAGGAGGAGCAGCTCAGTTCGCTCCTTCTCCTTGGCCTTCTCTACTTGCCGATCCGCGTCCACTTACATCATCCCCTGGCCTTGCGGGTTGAACTGCTTCATCGCCGCATCAATCTGAGCGCGTAGCTGCTCGCTCGGGTTCAGCGGAGGCTGCGTAACGCCTGGGGGCTGCATTCCAGGCATGGGAGTGCCCATCCCAGGGCCTGAAGGTTGCGGCGCACCGGGCATCGGTGCAGCAGGACCAGCTCCCGGAACCGTGCCAGTAGGTTGGCCCATCGGCGCTGATGGGGGAGGCATTTGCCCCGGCAAGGCACCCGTGTTCTGTGGCGGGGAGGACATGGCACTGCCCGGAGGGGCAGGGATCGAGCCCATTCTCGGAGGCTCTGCTCCAAGGCCCATCGGTGAAGGCTCAGCCTTGGCCATTGACGGCATACCGCCTACGGGCGGGGGAGCAGCTGAACTTGAGCCCACGGCTGGGGCTGTCGTCGGACCCGCTGCAGAGGGAATGGCGTTGCCTACGCTCATGGGCTTGCTGGTAGGCGGGGCAGTCCCGGCCATGGGGTTCTTGGTGCCAATGGCAGGTGCGTCCGACCCTCTGCGCTCGTAGCGTTGGCGACGAGCCTCCCGTTCTGCTACCACTGCATCACGTTCTGCGGTCATTTGATGGGCTCCACGTCTATAACGGTTGATGGGCTGCGACCGGATGTATCCCGGCCATTGATCCATGAAAGCTCGACTTTAATGGCCCCTCCGTCTGCGCCAGTGACCTGGGCAGGGATGAGCTTGGAGTAGAGGTTGTAGAATTTGTCGGGGTTCGTATGGGCCCAGTGTGCAAGGCGCGGGATGCCACCGATCAGCTCGAAGGCGTGAATGAACTGCTCCCGCACGTTACGGGAGCGGAGGAAAGATGGCACCTTTGGTGCCGCGGCGATGGCGTTCAGGCACTCCTCCACTGCATGCAGTGGAGGGGAGAGATGGCTCTCGTCGGTCTGGAGGAGCTTCTGCTCAGTGTTCAGCTGCACTTGGCGTCTGCCATGCGGTTGAGCTGCTTCTTGTCGGTGATGACAGCCCCTGAATCTTTCTTGCGGAGAGCTTGGATGAGGAACTTCTTGGAATGGACCATCTCGTCCTTGGGCTTCTCCTTGCGCTCATCGTGCTTCATGATAGCTCCTGAATTTACACACTCCCTATAGACTATACTCCCTTTTTCGAGCTACGTCTAGTACCGGGTGGGAGTACCTGATTCCCAGGGTATGGGACCCAAACTAGGGTGGTAGTACCTGATTCCTAGTGTATGGGACCCACCAC